AAGAAAGCTAAATCAACCGAAGGTGTGTCTACAATTTTGCTAAATACGTTATTGCTCGAACCATCAACAACATCAACCCTAAACTCTTTTACTGGAAAATCAGTGGGCTCAGTCCAAGTTAAAGTAGGTCTGTTAATAGAAGAAGCATCTGTGTCTGTAAATACAATGGTATTTGCTTCAGGTGGGTGTATAGCACCTATAGTGGGTGGATGAGCTATAACTGTTCTTGGCTCTTGAGCAGGCACTTCCCATGTATAAACATCAAAATATTCAATTAAACTTACAGATACAAGTCCACTTGCTTGTAGTTCTAATGCTTCTACTCTGCAAATTTTTACATTAAAATTTAAAGGAAAGTAGGTAAGGTCAACGATATCGCCAACATTAAGTTTATACATCTCAGGGGTGCCTAAGAATTGCATGGTAATCTGATTTCTACTTCTAGTTAAAATAGCTTTGCCCATATTATAAGCAATGTATGGGTCTGTGACGTAAGGAAATTCAGCTTTAATCTCTAGCACCTCACCATCATCTGAATAGTATTCAGGTGAAGCATCATGTAAAACTGTGGCTGTATCTAATTCATATTTTTTATTAGCGTTAAAGAATTCAATAACAACCTTGTTTGCTCTTTTATCTTTATTACCATAATCAACTGATATACCAGTATCAGCTATTATGTGGTCATCTGTGATACTAAATGTAGATGTGCCTGTGTCTTCTATTTGTAATTCGTATTTTCCATCAACATAAAGAAAAATACCTCGCATATTTGCAAGAAGCTCTTTAGCGTTATCCATAACATTTTTATTGGTATCAATATAACCATTACAATGAAATCTTTTAGTTCTACCTTTTATTGTTCCAGCTTCATTAGTGTAGTCTTCTGATAAAATATCATTAATATAAACTCTGTTATCTTGGGTTTGGTCATAAAACTCGTAACTTGTACTATCCTTAATATCTGTTTCATCAATAACCAAATCACCATCTGAGTCTCTTATATCTAAGACTTCATCTATTTTATTTTGAAACCAATCATCATAATCATTGATAACAATATAATCATTACCCGCATTTCCACTCCAAGTAACATTCTGATAACTACCATTATAATAGGGTTGGTCTACCAAAACATCACACTTGTCAGCAGCAGCACCAATAGTAGTCATATTTATTTGTGATGTTGCCAAGCCTTTACCATATTCATCATTTTGTATGTAGTCTAAGAAACATAGGGCTGGGTTAGATGACCATCCTGTAGAGCTATCTCTTGGGTCAAAAACTTTTTTACCTTTAACCTGTACTGTAATTTGTGGAACACCTTTATACATTCCCTTTTTATCGTAATCAAACGATGCAGCTATATAACAAATACCATTTAATTTATGTGCTGTTGTCCATTGTGAACCAATAGATGCTGAAAGCATGGGGTCTACTGTTTGTGAAGATGCTCCATGATGTAGGTTAAAAACAAAAGAATATCTAAGAGCTGGATTTGTTCCCAAGTTACCAGCACTAGAATATTGATTATCTCCAACTTGCGATGCAGTATTTAAAGGTCTATGGTTGTTATAACCTGTTTGCCCATATCTATCTGAGCCTACATACCCACCGCCTTTGTAGATATTTCCATCATAAATGCTATTGCCATCAATCTCTATTGAGTTTGGAATAATCTCATCACATTCACCAACTGCTAATGCATACACTACAAATAAATCTCTTGACCTGTTTTGTGCTGTGTCCATGTAAACAATTTGTGCACCAACCCTTCTTGTTCCATATATGACTGGTATCTTGCCACCAGCAGCAGTTTTGTTAGCTAAAATGTCCTGACCTTTAGCCAACATTTGTTTTGCTTGTAGAAACCCTTTAACACCTGTATATAAAGTAACTAAAGTAACAGTTGCATCAATATATGTTTTATATTTTGCATACGTTTTACCAACCGCAACAAAGAAATCTACTATAGCCTGCCAAACCATTAACTACCCCACCTCACATCTGATTTTACCTGTGTGGCAAACTCTAAACCCTTGTCACCCGCATATTCTGATTGTTGTGACTCATCTGAGTAATGCCTACCTTTTGTTAAACTCCAATTTGCCCAATGAGAGGAAACAGTCATTGATATGACAGAATTATCTATACTTTCAGATATCGTTACGTTTCTAATTTTGCCTGTAAAATAATTTACAACACCTACTAAAGTTTCATTTTCATCAAAATAGGCTAAATATATTTCTACAGTTTTGTCTGTAAATGCACCATTTTGCACTAAATTTCTAACCTGATTGGTAACATTAGAAAACCCCAAATTTAATTCATTAACTTGTAGTTGACCTGTTTCGATGGTTGATGCTACTGTTAAAAAAGAACCACCAGCTTGGTAAGAATTAGAATCATAAGTAACATCTGAATACCAGTCAGTTAATCTTATTGTTGTAGATAACCCTAATTCTACAAGAAAAGCTGTTTTTGTTTGTTGAGCAGAAACTTGAGTTTGTAAACCTGCTGAAAGGCTTCTTGGCATTACTCAATAACCTCTCTCACATCAAAAGAAATGTTATAGAAACCACTTATATCTGTGGTGTATCTAATTTCATCACTTGTAAGATATACATTAAAAAGTGGTTTATTAGTTGTAACAGCTTCATTATCAGCAACGTTAGCAACTAAGTTGGGTTGTATGTTTACAGTAGCACTACCGCCTGATGCAGTTACTTCATCTTGCACCATATAAACTTTTGAATGACCTGAAAACTTAATTAAATCACCTGCTCTTAATGCATGATTAGTATGTGAAAAACCATCCATAGATACAGCACTTGCACCTGCTGAAGTTGCACCATTTACAAGTATATCGGTTTCGCTGTGACTATTTCCTTTGTTGTTTAGTGGTGCTGCAATAGTAAAGTTTTCAAAGCCACCTTTTTGTTTAGATAAAAAGGCAAATATTTCCTGTGCTTTTAACTGGTCAACTGGTGGCATTTGTACTGTAAAAGAAAAGTATTGTGCACCAATTTGTCTTGCTGATTTTTTGCCTGATAAGGTTTGGTTTAAAAGTATAGGTCTATTATCTGTGAAAGATAATGACCTAAAGTTTGGGTCTGTTGGAAATTGTCCTGACATTATACAACCCCCATCTTGCCTTGAGTATTCATGGCATTGTTAATGATTGATGTTATAAGTCCTTTTCTTGATGTTAGTAACTGGTCAAATCCAGCAGCATCAACTGTTGATATGTTGAAGTTTACTGTAGCACCACCGCCAACTGATTGACCTTTTGTATGATCTACAACAGTTTCATTTGGATGAACCATAGCCATAAAGCCACCTTTACCATCTAAACCACCAGCTCTTACACCAGCACCAGTAAAGCCACCACCATCAAAATCAAATAATGTGTCACCGTCTGTAAGTTTATTATATTCAATACCGCTTTGGAAATCACTAATAGAACCCTTAACCATGCCTACTAACTTTTGTACTATGAATACTTGTATAAGTTCATTAATAACTGCTCTTGCAACTGATGTAGCCAATTCTTTAAAGTCACCAAATTTTTCAGTTGTTAAGTCAAAGAAATCTGTGAATGCATTTGTAAGTTGACCTTCTACCGTATCTGCAAAAGATTTAACTATTGTTATATTTTCTTTAACTATTGCATTAACTTTTTCTAAAGGCTGTACTGGTGTATCTGTAATGGTTTGATTTATCTTTTTTTGTAAATCTAGTTGTTTTTGTTTTTTACCTATAAATTCTTCTAATCTTGCCTTTTCCTCTTTTGCCGTTTCTAAAGGTCTTGTAAATTCAGGAATATCACCAAATCTTTTTATATTTTTTTCATATTTTTCTATAAGTGCATTTTGCACATCTAAAGATGTATTTAATTCATCCATAGATTTTGTAAATAGATCAGGCTTAATTAATCCTATTGCTTCTGCAAAACTTAAAATAGCATTTGCAGTATTTATAAATGCAGTTTGCAATGGCTCTAAAACTTGTCTTTTTAATCTATTCATTGCATCGTTAAATGCTTCAGCCCTTCTTACAGTCTCTTCATCAAAAACACCGCTAGTTGATGCAGCTAAATCTTGCATAGCTTCCGCACCATCTTTTCCCATAACAGCAAGTTTTACACCTGCTCTACCCATAAGATCAGCCAAAATAGCATTTTTTTCAAATTGACTTCCTACATTATCTAAAGCATGAAATAAATCAACAAATACCTCTTCAGCATTTTTAACAGTTCCATCTGCATTTTTAACTTGCACACCTAGCTTTTCTAACGTTCTACCAGCTTCAGTTGTTCTAAGTTGTGCTTGACCTACCATCTTGGTAAAGTTCTGCATACCTTTATTAAACTCTTCAGTAGTAAGTCCTGCTTGTTGTGCAGCAAATTGATACTGTTGTAAGAATTTTGTGCTTACACCAATAGAATCAGCAACTTTACCAATGCTATCTGCTACTTGTAGTGCTTCATTGCCAAATTGGACTAATTGTCTAACAGCAAAAGCACCTGCAAAAGCACCTGCAAGTTTTTTCATGGCTTTTTGTGTGCCATTTACGCTTTTATTTACAGAATTAAATGCACCCTTAGTCTTATCTTGTGCGGTGATTCTAAATTTATAATCAGTTGCCATTTTTCATTTGCCTATTTTTTTCTTCTAAGTAAGCTATCCATCCAGTGAACTCAGATAAGGTCATTTTTTCTTCTAGTTCCTGTAATGTGCAATGCAACATTTCAGCTAGATAATATTTAGCAAATAAGTCCTTATCCTCTGCTACTTTTTTGCTTGTTGCTCTACACTTGGGCTGGACATGATTTCAGTTGCTACTCTTGCAAGTACATCTTTATCAACACCATTCATAAGTGCATGTTTGTCTGAAAGGTCAAATACTTTTTCACCCTC